GTGGAGCTGTCAGGCTGCGCTCAATCATCACCGAACTGGTTAACCGTAACGCTTATGGTGTCTTGCGCGAGCGTGACTGGTTATGGCAGGAGGCCAGGGAGCATTCTGCAGAGTGCCGAGAATACGCTAATCGCTGTTTCATTGAGCAGTTTAACGCTACGCTAGCCGAGCTTCCTAGGCTAGTTTGATTCTCTCCCATTATCCCATCGCTTATTGTCTCATGCTTGCTTTAATCGCTGATTCTCCTATTATTTCCACTGATACGCTCCGGGCTGATCACTTGTGTTCCGCTTTGATCAGTGAAGCTGACAGACTAGGCATCACACTAGACCGTGATTTATGGCAGCCTGCTGCTGCCATAGTCGCGCACGGTCAACGTGGTGGTATGTGCCTAGACCTGCCACCTAGGCTAAGTGAGATCAGCGGTGAAATAGTGTCAGAATTGTTTGACGCTTTGAACTGGGCCGCTCCCAGTGGTTGCTATCTGGGGGCAAGTGAAGGTGACGGCGCTTGTTTCCTGTGGACTCTCAGTATTGAAGCGCAATGTGAGGCGATCAATACTGATCCTAAGTCTAGGTTTGAGGCTAAAACTCTAGACGTGCCAGAGCACTGGCTTTCCGCGCTAGTTAACGGTGACGAGTCAGGACTGACCGATAAAGAATCTGCGCAGTTTGAAGCATTCTGCGATGGCGAACTAGGCGACAATTGGTCCGTCAATAGCTGGGAGGAAGAGGCATCTTTTATGAAATATCACGATGCGCAACCCTATGGTGTGCGGGCGTGTGATGCCGTGACGGTGCTGGCGATGCGGCTTAAGCAAGTGTGACCAAATGTAACGGCTCCCATGCCTAGCGCGGTTAATCCATGCTACTGTATGGGAGCCAACCAAACAACCAGCCATGAACAACGGAACAATTGCCAGGACCGCGAGTCAGTCAGTCGCAACGATTCGGCGCATTATTGAGCAGGATAGGCGCAACGGCCCCCAGCCCTGGATGCACCAGGCCTACGGCCATGCTCAACAATTGCTAGATATGGCGTACGCTATGTCATATCTAAAACAGTGTGACAAGCTGTCAGATCATATCTATATTCTGCGCGGTGTGGTCTGCGATTTGCGCGACAATTCTTACAGTTTCGGGTATGGGGATTAAGCTATAGTTGGCAGCCGTGATTCTCGCCTCCCGTGATAGCAAACGGGGGGCAGGATTGCGGTTTTCGCGGTGTGTGGGCGGGTCTCTTACCCCCTCCACCTCCCCCTCCCAAACAACGCACTTACGCTCCCCCATTATCCCCACCACACTTACCCCCACCAACAAAGCCGCAGCACAAACAGGGGGGCGGGGGTCAAATCCCTAAAAGCTCAACCCCCATATTCCCACCAGATTTTAGAAAAAATCAGACCCCATCATCTTTGACAAACGCAGCTCCATCACTGCCGGCAAAACGATCATCAGTACCCCAGCCGTTGCGCTGATATGTAAGCAGAAACAATAAGCAACACCCAGCATGTGCAAGATGCGACAGCCCAGTTTCGGGATCAAGATTTTCACCACGCCACCAAGCAAATAAATGCCGCAGCAGGGCAGCATAATACCGCCCCCAGCGAGCACCACGACACCAGTTGTTATCACCGTATTTGCCGGCACCAAAAGTAAGCACGGCAGCAATTTCTTCGATAGCAGCAGTGGGGACGAGATCAAGACGCGGCTTGAGCGCTGATTCAGCTGATTTACGGCATTCTCCCGCCGGCTCATCAAAGACAAGCCGAAGCTCGGGCTCTTCGTATGTCACTCTCCAGTCTTTGCCAGAAAAGCTGGGGAGCGTGATAGTGCGTGATTTAGCCATGAAGCAAGTGTAATGCGCTCACATAATACCACGCTGCTTAGTGCAGTGTCAATGATTTGCGCGAAACAAGCCGCGAGACGCCATTGGGGTCAATGACAACGACACGCCCGCCAGAGGGCAGCAGCTTGTAGGCGTATGGCAGCTTCCAGCCAGATTGGCCGTCATGCTTGACCATCGTGTAAGTCGTTGGGCGTTCCATGGCTCCATACTACCCCATCTCCCGCCGGCTGTGGTAAAATAAAATGCAATTTCAAGGCGAAATGCGAATCAGCGTCTTTCCGTGCCCGCGTTGCACGCATAAAAAAACAACAGTGCAGCAAACAGATCGGCTTGACGATGGAATGCGAGTGCGCAGACGCAAATGTGATAGCTGCGGGCATTTGTGGTACACGGAACAGCCGCCGGAGCAGCAGATTGTCGATACGACGCGATTGGTCTGGTGCGGAGGGATGATCGTCGGGCTGCGACCGCCGGCAGAATCGACGAAAAATGAGAAAATGTAGAGAATCTGGGCAATCAGTAGACTCTGTGCGTAGTAATCGCCCCTGTCTCCCCTTTATTCATGTTGAAGCGACCCAGGCATAAATAACCAAAGGCGTCAAACGAGTGGTCTACGCCGAGCTTCTTGTTTGGCATTCGCGTACCTTCAGCGTAGCCTAAAGTCCTGAAGCTCTTAATCAACTCACGGCAGCGTGGGTTGATCTTGGTATGCACCTCGCCATCAGCTGTACGCAGCGCTGCATTGACCGCCCGTATCTTGTCAGCAATGTTATATGGGGCCTCGGGGGCGTAGACTGTAATTCCGGCCTTGCGGAGGATCTGATGATCGCTCACACCTACGCCGGAAGTTTGTTTGCGCTTGCCGGTGGGGTCGGGGCAGGCAATTTTACGTCGATTTTCGCCATAAAGATCATTGAGCACTTCTGCCATGTCCCAAGTCGTCGCACCTTTTAAGTTCAACTCGTTAAAAACACGCAATTCGACGGCTCGACCCTTGACTCGCACGATATTGGCGCAAATAGCGGTTAATGGGTCGTTGTTAAAGTCCATGCCGATGTAAAGCGGCAGATTGAGGTCATCTTCAACAGTCGAGTCAAGGTTTAGCATTGAGAAGCACGATGCCACTAGCCCTGTATTCGACAGGATTTTAGCTTCATATTCGCGCTCAAACACCTCTAGCGCAAGCGTTCTACGTGCTTCCTCAATTTCGGCCAGCGGAATGTTTCCGCCTTGCAATGACGTGTATTCGTAAAGCCCCCACTGTTCGGGGTCAAGTTGCTCCAGCCCAGGGTCCACATCGTCAGAGCCCTGCAGTTGCAGCACTAGCTCATAAAACCATCCCGCAGTACCCTCGGGGGATGGCGTGGTCGTGAATAATGCCCAGCCGCCACGGTCGGACAATGCCGGCCTAATAACAGAACGCCAAGTATATTCTGTCTGAAACGCGCACTCGTCTAGCACAACGCCCGTGAGCGCAGGGCCGCGCAATGCGTCGGGATCTTCAGAGCCCTTAAGGTAAATGCTGGAGCCGTTGATCAGGTCGATTTTTAGGTTTGACTCATTCTTCTTCCGTATCCAGCGATCCGGTATAATGCGTTTGTATGTATCCCAGGCTATATCTTTGGCCATTCGATACGTTGGCGCGACGTAGTAATACACGCCAGTGCGTTCAGCCGCGCCACGCAACAGCTCAACGCCCCCAAGCACCGTCTTTCCGCCCCGCCGGCCCGCCAGCACGACGCGAAAGCGGCGCCGATCCCGAAAAATGCGTCCCTGCACAGGCCGCAGTGACAGCGCATTTCTGCCGGCCAGGAAATCACCGCTCTGGCGTGGCTTCGCTGGGGCGGCAACAGTCACTGCATCATGCGGAGGTTTGCCCGCCGACTGTAGCTCAGGCTAGAGTGTGGTTTCATGCGCCGCTGCAATGGACATTACAAGAATCAGGCTGACGCATCGGCGCTACACGGATAACGATAGCCCGTTTTTCATGGATCTCACGAATCTGCGGATGCGCAGAAAGTGGGAGATCATGCAAGCGGTGACGAATGGCACCGAATACCTGCACGAAAATGCAGAAGTGTATCTGCCGCGTGAACCACGCGAAAATCCGGCAGAAACAGAAAATGGCGTTAAATACGACCCGTGGCAGGCTCGCGTTAATCTGTCGGTGCTGGCACCGTTTACCAAGCGCTTGATCCACAACGCTGCGGGCATGGTGCTCAGGCGGCAGATTCAGCTAGAAGGTGGCGATCCGTGGTGGTCGGAGACATGGCGCAAGGATGTAGACGGTGACGGTTCATCGCTTGATCAATTTGCCAAGAAGCGGCTTGAAGTGGCGCTGACGTATGGCATGTCATCGTTGATCGTTGATGCCCGCAAGCGCCCTGAGGCCCGCACTGCTGCCGATGAACTCGATCCCCTGCGCCCGTATCTGGTGCCGGTGGACCCGTGGCAGTACCTGGGCAGCCGGCGGGAAAGCGATCAGCCCGGTGCCCCGCTGACGATTTTCCGCTATCAGGAGGAACGTAAAACAGCAAAAGGGACGTATGGTGAAGAATATGTGCCCATCGCACGCATCATCATCCCAGGCGCATACCAAGTATTTGAGGCGGACAAGCAAGAGGCAGTCGAAAGCGGTAGTTACGATCTCAGCTACATTCCGCTGGTCAGCATTTACGCTGAACGCGAGGGATTCCTGTGCGCTTCGCCGCCATTGGCGGATGTTGCCCACCTGAACATCGCTCATTACCGCCGGCTGGCTGACTTGCTGCATTCGCTGCACATTGCTGCCATCGGCCTGCTTGTGCTTGAGGACTATGAAGGCGAGGAGGGTGTGACGGGGCTGAATTATGCCATCAAGATGAATCCGAACACAAAAGCGTACTGGGTGCAGTGCGATGCGGGTTCATTTGTCGCACAAGGTGAGCTGCTGGACCGCCTAGAAAATGAAATCTCGCATTTGGGCGTTACAAAACTGCTCGGGCAGAAGTTTGTAGCCGAAAGCGCTGACGCTAAGCGCATTGATCAGCAGCAAGCCAATTGCGTGCTATCTGTTGCTGCGCAAGAACTTGAGGCGGCGCTAAATGAAGCGGTTAGGATTGCATCGGAGTACAACAAAAAAGAGCCGCCAAAAGTTATTATTAGCAAGGACTTTGACTTCTACCGCTTGCTTGGTCAAGACGTGAGCGTGCTAAGCGATCTGTCTGACAAGGGGCAGATTACGCTTGAGCTGCTTCACAAGATCTTGTATCACGGCGAATGGATACCTGAGGATGTTGACCTGAAGCAACTCGCCGCAGACACCAAGACTTTGCAAGAGGAGTTGCGTCAGCGTGCTATGCTTGAGCAGCAACAACTGCAAAGTGCAAATGACGACGACAGTACAGGAAGCGAGGAATCGGCTGCTGATACTGATTGAGCAAAAAGCGCTTGAGATTTATGACGACATGCTAAAAGCCCCTGAGCCTCTGCGTTGTGCAGCTGCTCAGGGGCTTTGCGGTGCGTGTGATCAGTGCCCGCGAGCGCGTTGACTGGCGCGAGTCGAGCGTACAAGCTCAGGGGCGATCATCGGCTCCTGAAGCACCTCAGTCTCGCACATGCCATCGGCATACACGGTCTTTTCCAGCACCAGGCCGGCGATGTTGACCCGCTCCACTTCGGGGGCGGGCTCTTCGGCTTCAACCTCCGCAACAGGGGCGGGCTTGGGGGCCGGCGCGGGTGCGCGAGCCGGTGCTTTGGGATCAACGGTTGCCATTGGTGCTTTTGAGCGGCTACGCGCTACACTGTAGCGCATCCATCAAACATCCCATGACGCTCACGCCGGAAGAAATCGCTGCGCTGCAGGAAAGGGCCGCAAGGGCAGAAGAGCTGGAGCAGCGTCTTGCTGCAGTCGATGGCAAGAAGGGCGAGATTCTGGACGAAAAGAAGCAGCTGCAGCAGCAGCTGAAGGAATTGCAGGATCGGGAAGATGCCCGCAAGAAAAAGGAGCTGGAAGAGCAGGGCAAAACTGCTGAGCTGCTGGAGCGCGAGCGCAAGGAAAAGGAAGAGCTGCAAAAACAAATTGCAGAGAAGGATCAGGCCATCCAGCAAGCTGAAGAGCAGCGCACCAAGGATCGGCTGCGGGCTGATTTTGTTGCCGGCGTGGGCAGCGAAGCGTTTGCGCCGATGCAGCTCTGGGCGCTGTTTCAGTCTGCTGTGCAGGACAAGGACGGCAAAACAGTGGTGCTGTTCAGGGGCGCTGAAGTGACCCCTGGCGAGCTGGCCGGCAAGCTGCGCAACGACGCCGAGTACGCCCATCACCTCAAGCCCAGGGGGGCAGGCGGCATGGGCTCAAGGCCGGCCAGCGGCGACCCCATCGAGGTTTCGGGCAACCCGTACCTGCCTGGCGGCAATGTGACCCAGCGCATCACGTTGGAACTCGACAACCCAGACCTTGCTGCTAAGCTCAAGGCTGAAGCGGCTGCCGCCGCGAGCAAAGGGTGAGGCTGCGCTGATCCCCGAGCACAACATGACTGCTGCGCGGTCGTGTCAACGCAAACCTTGCTTTTCCTCCAGTGGCCTATCTCGGCAACCTCGGCGGAACGTTTCAGAGCGATGTTGCGAGCCTGACACGGCTGGCGACTTCTGCACCGTTCGCCCAATACCTCCAAGAGCAGATTTTCCTGCAATCCCGCATGATCCGCTCGGGGATCATTGCAACCAACCCCGGCCTGACTGCCACCACCGGCACTCGGATCGAGGCGCCTTTCTTCAAGCCGCTCAACCCGGTTGAAGAGCGCATGACCTCCAGCGACGATTGGGGCACTTCTGGCGAAGGTCACTTCACTTTCCAGAAGATCCAGGCCAGTACGCAGTACGCCACCATCACCCATCGCGGTTTTGCTTACGCCATTGACAAGCTGACCCGGCTTGCCATTGGCGAAGATCCGATGGTGGTACTGTCCAGCCAGCTTGCGCCGGCAATGGACAAGCTGCGCACTGCCAAGTTCATCTCCCAGATGGAAGGTCTGCTTGGCACTGGTGGCCCGCTGAATGCCACCAACAACCTGAACAAGTCCGTCACCACTGGCGCCGGTGAGGCCAACTACCTCACCGCCGGCAATGTGATCGAGGCTCGTTACAAGCTCAATGAGCGCCAGAGCGAAATCACGACTATCGTGATGCACTCGCTGGTTGCTGCTTACCTTGAGCAGATCGGTCAGCTCACTTTCTACCCCGCCGGCAACCTGGCTTCTGGCCAGAACATTGCATTCGGCGCTGGTGGCGTGAACATCCGCGACACTTCGATTGGCTACTTCGCCGGTCTGCAAGTGGTCGTTGATGATCAATGCCCGATCATCGGCACCTCTGGCCAACAGCGGCAGTTCGTCTGCTATCTGGCCGGCAATGGCGTGATGCAGGAAGGCGACCAGATCCCTATGGAGATCGAGCCCGATCGCAATGCGCCCAGCAAGCAAGATGGTATCATCATCGACTACCATCATGTGCAGCACATTCCGGGTACTTCGTGGAATGCCAACTTCGACAATCCCACGAATGCACAGCTGGCGACTGGCGCTAACTTCAGCCTGGTGTATGGCGATGCTCGCCTTATTCCTGCAGTGCGAATTTTGGTGAACAGTCCCTACGGGGGAACGGTCTCTTAGGACGGGGCTTTCACGATATACTGAGGGGGCCGACACCCCCTCTTTTTCATGGCCGAAATTGAATGGCGCGACATTCCGGGATACCCCGGCTACCAAGCCAGCGCGTGCGGACGGGTACGCTCGCTAGAGCGCAGGATTGTTTTCAGGGACGGCAGGTCGAGAGTATTCCCCAGCGTGGTATTGCGTCAAGCGAATCACTCTGCTGGATATTTACAGGTTGCGCTTGGCGCAAACAATAGCAGAACCGTGCATACGCTTGTTGCGGCAACTTTTTTGGGCGAGCGCGAAAGCATGTGGGTTAATCACAAAAACGGCAACAAGAAAGATAATAGAGTCAAAAACCTTGAATGGGTTTCTCCCAGTGACAACCAAAGGCACGCGGTAGCCACGGGCCTGTCACCAAAGCCGCCGCTAAAAAGAGGCACCGATCAGCACAAGGCTCGTCTTGACGAAGAAAAGGTGAGAAAGATTAGGGCGCAATATGCAGAGGGCGCTGGCATTGCCAGGCTCGCAAGGGAATACAATGTTGGCGAGTCCACAATCAGAAACGTGGTTCAGCGCAACTCCTGGGCCTGGCTCGACTAGCCCTGCGCTGACGATGGATCAGGGGGCTCCGGCCCCCTTTTTCATGGCCTGATCTGGGCTATGCTGGAGACTGAGCCCCGCATCTACTCAGATGGCTTCCTTCAATTCCGTCAAGGCCAAGAAAGGTCAACTCGACCTTGAAGTTGGCGTCACTGTCGCCAACCTGCCCGCCGCCTCCACCTATACCGGCTGGCCCATCCGCGTAGTCACCGACGCCACCTCCCCCGCTGTCGGCTCTGCACCTACCGGCGGTGGTTCCGCCAAGGCCCTGGTGTGGAACAACGGCACCGCTTGGCGCGTGTTTGCGGTCTGATCGCCATGAGCAGCGTCCGCTGGTGGCCGTGGCATCGCCTGGCCGAGCCCTACCCTCGTCCGGCCATCAGCGGCGAGCCGGCGTGCAACTGCACGCCCCCCGAGCTGATCGAGGTGGCCGATGCGGATGCCTACATGGCGACCACGCTCAAGGCGGCCACTTGGGCGGCGCTCAGCTCAACCCAGAAAGGGCAGGCGCTCAAGTCTGCCCAGGATGCACTGCGCACGTTGCGCTGGTGTACGGATGAAGAAACATGCTGCGGCAGGGATCTGGAGGATAGCTACACGGCTGCCGCTTCAGAGCTGGCGCTTGTATTGTTTAACGATAGTACGGCAGTATTTGGCGCCGCCGATCAACTGCCCAAGCCCGTTGTATCGAGAGAAAAGCTGGGCGATCTGGAGCAATGGTTTTTCTCTCCCGCGCAAATCCGTAGCCCAAGCGTACTGCCGAATGATGGGCGTGTTGGCAGGCAGTCGCCAACAGTGCTACGCCTGTACCCGTGGCTGCTTGATTTAATCGGCTGCTGGGTGTCGCGCAAGAATGAAACGGTCATTCCATTGTTTCGAGGGTAAATGAGTGCTCCGCAAGATGCTTGGGCTAAACCACTGGTCAAGCGGCTTGTTGATCGCTTCCGCTCGCAAGCGCTTTCCTACATTCGCATCACCCCCGGCACTTACGACGAAACAACCGGCACGGCAACCGTAACTGAAACCGTCATTCCCGCTGCCGGCGCTGTTGTCAAGTCAATGCAAGGCGAGCGCGACGGGGTGCAGCAGGGGCATGAAGTTGAAGTATGGATTGACCATGAAACGGTGCCGTGGCCGATCACGACCAATGATCGCCTGCAATATCTGGGCAAGCGATGGAAGATCACGGCAATCGACCCCACCTATGGCAGCGGCGGCGACCCGCCTACTGGGGCAATTTATCTGACCACGCTTGATGGCAAGATTATTACAACGCTTGACGGCAAGGCGCTGATTGTGCAGGGACCGCAAAATGCCCCGGCCCAATTTAACATGTACGCCAGCAAGGTAACAGCGAAGGCGGAATAATGGCAAGACGTGCCCCGAGAAGAGCCGGCAAAGGTTTTGGCAATGACCTGCGCAATCTGCCGCCCGATATTCGCAAGGCTGCTTTCGATGCGTTGCGCAATGCCGCAAAGGAAGTATTGAATGATCTTGCGGAGATCAGCCCGAACTGGGGCGGGGCGTTTAGGGAAAGTTGGTACGTCGAGACAGCCGATGGCAAAAGAGGCGCAAGGCCCACGGGCGAAAATGGTAAATACAATCTGTTTAACATCCCTCAGCTTGGCACGCAAAGCCGCACCGCCAGGGGGCAATTCGGCCCTGTCGTTCCGCCAGCCAACAAGGTCCAGCTTTTTATCGGCAACTCGGCTCCATACGCAACGCAAGCGATGGATTTGGAGCCTTACGAATACCCGAACCTGCCCAAAGGCGAAAGACTGCCGCCGCCCAAGGGAAAGATTTACGAAGCTGGCATCAGGCCAGCGGGCGCTATGCGTGGAGACATTGAGCCGCTTGGCTTTGGTGATAATATGCCCCCGCCGAACCGTTCCACCGCACCGCTGCATTGGTACTCTACCTACATGGGCGGCGGTGCATTTACAGCCGCTTTTAACAAGGGCGCCAAAGCAGGCTTCCTTGAGGCCCGCAATCGTCCGCGCCCCGTGCAGCAATGACCGTACTACAGCAAATCCGTGGCATCTATGAGCGCATTGTGATTGATGCTGCTGACCCGGTGCCAACATTTGTCGAGAATCAATCGGCAGTGGACTTTAATGCGCTGAGCGAGTATTGCCTGATTCGTGTTAATTTTGGGCTCATACAAGAGCCCGTGATTGGGGCGCAAGCGCAATGGCATGTGCGCGGTGCGTTGGTGTGCGAAATCTACTCACGCAAAAATATCGGCCCTGGTCGTGGCATCGAAATCGCGGCGCCGATCATCGAGGCGCTCAGCGCCCTCAATGCCCCCACCCCGCCGGCAGCTCAGGAGATCATCGCTCGCGTCGGCCCCGTGACCGGCCCTACGCAGGCGCAGCTGCAGGACAGGCCGCATCACTTCACGCGCTTTTCGATGCCGTTCCTGGCCCGTAGCCGGCCCGTCTTGGCACCGTAGCCGTGATTGCCGTAGACTGAAGGCTCAAGCTCTACAGCCGGCCACGGGCCGGATGCTCCGATGCCCGTTACCAACTGCGGTCAAACGACCGTCCTGACCGGCCAGGACGGGATGATCACCATGAAGCCTCCCGGCACGCAAGCCTGCCTGCTGGATTGGACCGACTTCCCTGTGCCGGTGTCTCCGGCGACCAGCTCGCTGCTCAAGATCCCCGCCAACTCCGACTTCCGCGTGGACGATCCCGTGACCTTCACCGTGAAGGGCACCGCCGATCTGGACAGCGCCCTGACCGCCAACACGGTCTACTACATCAAGACCCGCCCTTCTGCGACCACCGCGACCATCTCGGCCACCCTGGGCGGCAATGCCATCGCCTTCAGCGGCAGCGGCGGCACTGGCTCCGCTGACACCCCTGGCGCCGGCAATCACATCGAGATGAACTTCGCCAGCGCTTTTGCCATGTGCGAAGTGCCCTCGGTGACGCTGACCATCACCCGCGGCGAGATTGACAACACCGCGCTTCCTTGCAAGCCGGCGGCTGCCGGTGGCGGCCCCAAGGTGGCTCAGTTCCGGTCTTACCAATCTGGCTTTGCCGATGGCAACGGCACGCTGACACTGCGACTGGTTGAGGACCTGAAGGCTTTTAACAATCGTATCATCCAAGGCACGCTGTTCAATGATCAGGACGGTGCTGTGCTCAAGGCGTACTTCAACGCTATCGCTGCTTCCGGCGGCGCTGCTGTCGATGACGCTGCCTCTCTTTACAGCGAGTTTCCTGTCATCCTGCTCGGCTTTGACACTGGCATCAGCCAGGACGAAGGCCCTACTGAGGTGTCCGTGAACTTCCGTATCTCCGGCCAGCCTACGCACCTGTTCGGCTTGGCTTTCTGATCACTTGCGGATAACCACACAGCGGGGCTCCGGCCCCGCTTTTTCATGCGCTGATTCGGTGCTATGATTCGACCGTTGCATTCCCTCTCTCATGGCCAAGAACATCAAGGAACTGCTCAAGCGCACTCGCCAACGCCGCAAGGCTGAGATCACGCTGAGCACGGGCGATGTAATCGAGCTGTACTTCATGCCTCTCACCGAAGCGGAAGATGAAAAGATCCGCGAAGCAGTCGAAAACGACAAGCGCAACAACGCCTATGGCCTGCGCGTGCTGGTGAACAAAGCCGAGTATGAAGACGGCAGCAAGATGTTCACTGTTGGCGACATTGGCATGATGCGCAATGAGTACGCCAAAAGCGACCTGACTGCCATGATGGAAGCGCTGGTGTTCAACGGGGGCGTACTGGCGAAGGAAGACCCCAAAAGCGATCAAGGAAGCGATCAAGAATGATCCGCGCTTAATGGTTCGTCTTGCGTTGTGCAAAGAGCTGGGGATGACACCTTCTCAGCTCAAGCGCGAAGCAACGCAAGACGACATTATTATGTTGGCGGCATATTTCGATATTCTCGCTGACGAAATGCCCAAGCCAGGCGCTACGCCTGTCCCGAGCCCCAGAAGGCGCTAGTCTGGGGCACTGACACCGGGGCAGGCGGGGCGTGGCTGATTATGAAGGTCTGATACGGGTTGGCATACAGGGCCTGAATCAGATCAAGGATTTAGAAAAAACTATTAACTCTTCGGTCGATGCCGCGAAGGAGCTTGAAGCGCGACTCGACAGTATTGAGAAAAAGCAAAGGCGTGCGTCTACAAGGAGTCTGGGCGCGACTAGGGATCTTGGCGCTGCGCTAAACAGGGTTGTCGATACCGACCAAGGCAGAAACGCAAGAGGGCAAATACTGCCTGGAGCAAGCCCAGCCGAAAGGCGTGCCGCTGCGCAAAACCTGAGACGCGCAGAGCTAAGGCTTAAAGCTGAAGACAGATCGGCTGCAGCGCTTGAAAGAGCAAGAAGAGTTTATATCGCAACGCTTGGGAAAGTCAACGCAACAACACGTCAAGCAGTGCCCATGCTTGAGTTCGCCAGTGGCGGGCTGGAAGCAATCTCGGGCAAGATTAGCCGCGAAAGCCGCATCAATTATCTCACCAACCTGTTCCAAGGCAGGCAGCGAGAGTTTGCCCGTGGCGGTGGCGGCGCAAATCTATCCGCTGACCTTCAGCAGCAGGCACGCAATACTCGCGCTGCATTTGACCTAGCAAGTGCAGGCGGCAGAGAAAACCTGCAACTGATGCAGCGGCTCGCTACAGAAATGGCGGGCATTGTGCGGCAGCAGAATGAAGTAAGCAGGCTTCGCGCTGGCCGCTCTACAATGTTTGAGGCTGGGCGGCGCGGGCAGGAAAGGATCACCGACCTGTCCAGAATGGCAGGCGCAGATCCAGGCAAGATTAGACAGCTTCGCTCTCAGGCGACAAGCGTAATCTCTGCTCAGTACACGGGCGACATTGCCGGCGCAAGGGATCTAGCGCGGCGCATGAATGCGTCGATCATGCGCTATACGCGAGAGCTTGATGCGGCGGCGCGTGATTTACAGCAACAGCAGCGGGCGGGCCTCAGAAACCTCAACGTGCGCCAGAGCTGGGCAACCGGCTTGGAACAGCTGGGCGAAACCGCTACTGCTGTCAACCAGCGCTTGAAGGTAGCCAGGACAAATCAGCGAGCCTCTTGGACGACCGCACTGGAGCAGCTAGGGGACACTGCTACGACGATTAACCAGAGGCTGAGGGTAGCCAGGACTAATCAGAGGGCTTCTTGGGCCACCGGCTTAGAGCAGCTGGGAGAAACTGCAACTGTTATCAACCAGCGCCTTAAAGTAGCCAGGACAAATCAGCGAGCCTCTTGGACGACCGCACTGGAGCAGCTAGGGGACACTGCTACGACGATTAACCAGCGCCTAAAAGTAGCCAGAACCAATCAGCGGGCCTCTTGGGCAACCGGCTTAGAGCAGTTGGGCGAAACCGCTACTACCATTAACCAAAGGCTAAAAGTAGCCAGAACCAATCAGAGGGCTTCTTGGGCCACAGGGTTGGAACAGCTAGGGGAGACTGCAACTGTTATCAATCAGAGGCTGAAAGTAGCGAGAGCAAACCAGCGAGCTTCTTGGACAACCGGCTTAGAGCAGTTGGGCGAAACTGCGACGGTTATCAATCAGCGCCTAAAGGTAGCTAAAACAAATCAGCGAGCCTCTTGGGCAGCCGCACTAGAGCAGCTCGGGGAAAACGCCACTACGATTAGCCAGCGCCTAAAAGTAGCCAGAACCAATCAGCGGGCCTCTTGGGCAACCAGCCTAGAGCAGCTAGGGAAGACTGCTGCCGTAATCAACCAGAGGCTAAAGGTAGCGAGAACAAACCAACGCGCTTCCTGGGCAACCGCGCTAGAACAGCTGGGGGAAACCGCTACTGCAATCAACCAAAGGTTGGGCGCACGCAACCTCAACGTGCGCCAGAGCTGGGCAGCAGCGCTGCAGGACATTGGCGCCGAGCAGCAGATCAGGGCTCGCGCATTGCCTGATCGCAATCTGCTGGCCCAGCGCGTTGCGGCCAGTGGCCAGGTCGCGCCCACACGGCTTGACGATCTCAGGGACGCTGCCCGCAAGGCTGAAGCAGAGGCAGAGAAGCGAGCGGCGGGCTCCACCAAGCGCTATGCCGATGCAGTCGAACGCGAGGCGAAGCGGCTGGAGCGGCTTGGCATCGGCCAAGGCCCTGTGCGCGGCCCCGGTGGGGCGGTCCCGATGGGCGGGCAGTCGAGGGGCGGCTTCAACCAGCTCCCCTTCCCCGCCGGCCCAGGCAATGCCAGGGGCATCGCGCAGTTCCAGGCGATCCAGCGGCAGCAGCGAGCCGGCGGGGCACAGGGCTTCTTCCAGGGCGACGCACGCAAGGCGATCAGCGAGGGCCTGATTGGTGGCGCGTTCCCGCTGCTGTTCGGCCAAGGGCTCGGGGCATCCATCGGCGGCGCGGCGGGTGGTGTCAGCGGCGGCCTGATCGGCGGATCGTTCGGCTTCGGCCTGTCGCTGATCGGCACTGCACTGGGCAGCGCTGTTGATACCACCACCAACAACCTGAAAGAACTTGCGGCATCGCTCAAGTCGCCCAATGATGCCATCACCGCACTGGAAGCAAGCGGTTTTCGTGTTGGCGATAGCTTAAAGTTCCAAGTTGAACAGCTGCAATCTGTTGGCCGCGCTTATGACGCGCAGACGCTTGTATTGCAAGAAGTCGAAAGGCGGCTTGGCGCTGGCAGTGTTCAAGGCTTAAACGCGCTCAATGCAGAGCAAAAGCGGTTGAATGAGTCCTGGGCAGAGCTGACGGGTGCATTGCAAAGTCAGCTGATTCCGGCGCTGGTCGGATTTACGAATGGAGTCAACGAAGTCATTGCGGCAGTTTCCGGGCTGGGAGAGCTGCCTGTCGTCAAGCAGCTCCTTCAAGCTCGCGGGGCACTGGCATCTACGCCGCTGGGCCGGGTCGTGGTTCCTTTTGCTCTTGCGGAAGGTCAGTTTCAAGCTGCTCAACAAAGGGGCAGAAGCGTCGCCGCCACGGCTCCTGCTCGCGTACCGCTCACGCCCCAAGAAGAGCTGGCCGCCGAATCAACCCGCATCCAAGAATCGCGCAGGGTTGCAGACCAGATCCGCTCGGCGTACCGCGAAGCATTCCAGCTGCAACGCCAAGCATACGATCTGCAACGCGAAGGCGCGGACATCAACCGCGAGATTGCAGATTATTCTTACAGAAAACAGCGCGAGATATTTGATCTGCGGCAGCAGGTTGCAGAGCGGGAAATTGAGAACAACCGTGCAGCGGCGCAGAATCGAATCGAGCGCAGTGACCTGAGCGCACGGCAAACATTTGCGGCGGCGACTGGCTTTGAGCAGCAGCTGCTCACTAATGTCCGCGAAGTGATGCGGACCCGGCAGGAAGGCGAAGCGGACATTGAACAATCGCGCAGAAAGCTAGAGCTGGCGATGGCCAAGCTCAACCGCGACGTTGAAGATTACAAGCGCACAAATGCACGCGAAATTGAGGACATTGAGCGGCGCAAGTTGGCATATACGCGCTCAGTGGAAGATTACAAGATGAACGTTGCAGATTATGTACTGCAACGCGCAAGAGAGGCCGCTGACTTTATGCGGCAGGCGATGACACTGCCTGAGGTTGGCGGCGGTGGCGGTGCTGTTGGTGGCGGGCTTTCTACTGCAATCGACCGCATTGGTGGAGCGTATCAGTTCCGGGGCACAGAACTGGCCAGCCGCAGGCAGCCCGGCGATTATCAATCCGATCCGCGAGAAAACTTCTTCTTTGACCGCCGGCCACAGCTGATCGCTGGCGCCAAAGCCCGAATTGCCACGCTGACGCAATCCGATTTGGCGGCCCTGGCTTTCACGGTGCTTACCGAGGCCGGCCCGACCGACATTGGCAAGATGGATGTAGCAGCCAATCTGCTTGTCCGCTCTGCCGCATTGGACAATGCGCCGATCAGCGCTGTTGCTAAACAGCCTGGGCAGTATGTCGGCGTCAACAGGTACGGCAGAATTGACCTTGAAAGCGAAACGAGAGGCCGTCAGGTATTCGGTTCTCGCTATGACCAAACACTGAATCTGCTGCGCGGCGGCGTTGCTGGTGGAGCAATGCCTGGCGGCGTTGTTGCCCGCACTGGTGCAACTGGCATCGGCACAGGTGCCCACCTTGACGTGCGCTGGGCTGACGGCAGGCCGATCACGGCAGCAGACGCAGATCGCTTCATTCGTGTCGCCGGCAAGCTGCCATCGAGCTATGGCGTTACCAGTGGCTACGGCCCGCGCAGGGCGCCCGTCCCAGGGGCATCGACCTTCCACCGAGGTGTTGACTTTGCCACCCCGGCAGGCCAGCCAATCACCCTCACCGGAGGCGCCAGGCTCACAGGCGCAATGACTGAAGCGCAGAGCGGCGGCGGCGGGATCGTTGGCATCATCGAGACCCCGATGGGGCAGATGAAGCTGCTGCATCTTGAGCGCGTCCTTGGCACGCCCCAGGCGACTGCCGCCGCGCAAGTCTCCAACATTCCCCAGCCGCGCTTCAGCCCGGTCGCGGTCGGCGCTACGCCTTCTGCTGCACCGATTAATGCTGAGCGCATGGCCGTGCTCTCGCGCATGGTCGGCAGCGAGCAAGAGGCGCAACGGATTCTGGAAGAGCAAAACAAGCTCAGGCAGAAAGGCATTGAGCTTGCTCAGGTCGAGCAAATCCTGCAGGGCAATCAAGTGCCGGCACTTGAGCAAGAGTTTGCCGCGCTGCAAAGCAAGCTCAAGGCTCGCCGCGATTCGCTCGGACTGAGCAGCAACGAGCTTGCGTTGGCCGATCTTGAAGCAGAAAGCAAAGCGCGAATTGCGCGGATTGAAGAAGAGCGAGCCGGTGCGCTTGCAAAAGCCAGCAAGCAATACAAAGGAGCCGATCTTGCCAAGGCCCAGCAAATGATTAACGAGCAAAGTAAGCTCGGGCTGGGCATTGCCAAGGCGGAAGAGCAGCAGAAGCGCGAAAATCTAGAGCTGGTAAACCAAATAGCAAACGCGCAAGAAGCGAATGACTTGCTAATCAATGCACGCAAAGAAAAAGAAGTGGCAACGGTTGAAAATGCTGCCTTGCTGCGCGGCGAGCTTAACGCAAGCGCTGTCGAGCTGGCCAGGCTGTCTGATGGTTACAAAGCCATGAGCGAACAGCAAAAGGCAGCCTATGAGCTTGATGTTGCCAGAACCGAAGAGCTGCGCAAGCAAAATGAGTTCAGGCAGCAGATCAATCAACTGCAGCAGGAGCGAAGTCTTACTGGCGCTGGGCTACGCGCTGGAATGATCGGTGAACCTGCACGCAGCTTTGAGCAGGCACTGAATGACGACAGAAGCGTTGAGCAAGCAAATCAGCTCGCGCAGGAGGCCGAACTTCTTGAAGACCAGCAGCTGATCTGGGACAGCCTTGAAAAGAACATTGTCGATGTATCTAACGCAATTTCGGGCGGGCTCACTAATGGTCTGCTTGATGTAATCAGCGGCGCCCAAAAGATTGAGGACGTAGGCCGCGAGGTGCTTAATGGCATCGCCCGTACGTTTGCCGACACCGCACAGCAGCAGCTGAGCACGCTGATGCAACGCAAGCTCGCGTCGATGCTGGGTGGCCCTGAAGGCCCGCTCACCAAGATGCTCGGGGGCGCGTCCGCTACCGCCGGCCCTGAAGCGCTCAACGGTGCATCTCTGGCCGCAAGCGGCAACGTATGGGCGCTCAATAATGCGGCGCTTGCGGCAAGCGCCAGCCTGCAATCCTTCGCTGCGCAAGCTGCGGTTTCTAGCGCAACAAGTGGTATCGGTTCTGCATTCTCTGCAAGCGCTCCTAACATCTTGGGCAGCTTCTTCCCCGGCGGCGCCGGGCTAAGTTTTGGCCCCAGCTCCATGCTTAGCGGTATTGGTTCTGCATTCTCCAGCGCAGCGCCCAACATCCTGGGCAGCGTGCTCGGCGGCGCCAGTCCGCTGCCCAGCTTCCCGTTTGGCGGTTTCCTGGCCAATGGCGGCACGGCTCAGCGCGGCAAAGGGTACGTCGTGGGTGATGGCGGCGAGCCTGAGGTTTTCTTCCCTGGCGCAACCGGCCAAGTCGTGCCGTTTTCCGATTTGGAGAACGATGAGGACGAGCCAGAGTTTTCTTTTGCTGGCGCCGCCGGAAAGGCCGTGCCACGCTCTGACATGGAAAAAGCCGCTGCGCTACAGGAAGGTGAATCGAGCAACGAGCCCATTGACATTCGCTACACCGTGACAGAACAGCGTGGCGAGCGCTATGTTACCGAGGAACAGCTGCTCAAGAGCAATGCCGCCTTGGCTAAGCGCACTCAAGCCATGACCTACGCTGGCATGAGAAACAATCAGCAAATCCGCGAGTACGCCGGGCTCTGAATGCTTACTGTAATGCCCTACATCGAGCTGCTGACCGACGCGGGGGCTCAGTTCTCTCCGCGCCAGCTTTATCAGCCTTATTTTCCAAACGAGACAAGGACTTACGCTGGCGCTAGTTATGTATTCAGCCCTTTTAGTATCGCTGGGGATTTTTCTTCTGATGGCAGCGAAAGCGGCGAGCTTGAGCTTATTGCTCCGGCTAACATGATCTCAGCCGCTTTGCTGTGGCAAGCGTCCGAAAGTCGATACTTCATCAGGGTTAATTCGATGCTTCTGGCCGGGACGCCTCCGGCAAATGAAACAGGCTATCCGACCTATTCTGAGGTAGGCATTCTTAGCTCTACTATTTGCGCCTGTGATTCGTTTGCTTACACTGATACGGTTCCTGGCGAAGAAGATCAAGACGACCAAGCCGCGCTTGTTACGCTGAAACTTTCCAACCCTCTTAATTTTGTAGCGGGCACAGCTCCGACCCGCAGGCTCACAGCTGATCAAGTTGGCCCGCTGCCGGCAAGTGGAGGGCTTACGTTTTGACGTTCTGGCGCAGCTGGGTGGGGCTTCCCTGGGCGCTCAATGCCGACCCGAGGGACGGGCGAGCAGCGTGCTGCTTCAGGACCGCGCAGGCGACCCGCGAAGAGCTGGGGATGCGCTGGCCGGCAGATCGCATGGCTCACTGGTATTCCGACGCGCAGGCGGGCGCCTGGCACGGGCTCCGGTGGGATTGGCTGGAGCTGACCACCCCAATCGAGGAACCCGAGGCCGGGGCGCTGATCCGCTTCGATAATCAAGATGACAGCTTTGGCGTTGGTGTGCTGGCTGATGCGCAAACCCTGCTTACAGTGCGGCATCATGGACGATTGATTGTCGGCCCAGTCTCCGCTTTCCGCCGGCTTAAGCTGTATCGCTTGCAATGATCCCTCTCCTTCCTTACGAAAAGCGCTTGGCCGAGATTCTTGGCATCAGCCAAGACAAATATCAGGAATGGAAGGCGATCACGCTGAAGCATTCTATTGAAAAGCCGGCAGCGGCTGAAGGCCCAGTGTGCGGCCCGCTGGTGCCAGTGCTTGTCAACCTTGCAATTTCAGTCGGCGTCACACTGCTGTCCTCGCTGCTGTTCCCGACACCGCAGCAAAGCCGCATCGTCACCAAGCGCGGGCGGCGCGATCCGCGCACAAGCAATCAGCGATCATCGCCGCGCTTTGGCTTTGATTCGGTGCAGGAACCCGCTCAGGTTGGGCAATTTGTGCCAATCGTTATTGCTAAACGCGAAAACGGGCTAGGCGGCGTGCGTGTTGCTATGCCGATGGTCTGGTCACAGGTGCTTGCGTTAAACGGCTCGGTGATGCTTCGCGGCATTTTTCTTGCAGGCGCGGCAAACATGCGAGCAGACGCCTGGGACCAAAGGGGCTGGGCGTTTGGCAATAACACTCTTGGCGCCTATGCCTACACTGGCAACGCGCTAACTAGGGGCGCAAGATACTCGATTTACTACGCTCCCGAAGGCGGCAGAATTGCAGACAGCCAACTGATCGCCGGCAGACAGGCAAGCCGAGATGTTGGCAATTTTACCAACTACGGGGGCCAGGATGTTTTCTCTGTGAATATCGGCGGGCAGTTTAGAAGAGCGTTTTGCATGGCAGAAAGCCCATCGACGAGCAAAGCGTTTGGCCTGTATGGCTGGTGCCCCAACGTGATGCTGCATCGCTCGACCGTGCAGTTGCAGCCAACAGTTACCGCCAGAATAAATAACGATGGCGACGTTAAGACAGACGACGACGCCGCCGCATTGGTTGAACTATGGAAGGGCAAGTTTCACTGGTCGATGCGTGGCGCTTTGCGGCAGCACCGGGAGTCAAGCTCAAGTACATGGACCAATCCGGCAAGCGGCAATTTTGATATTCAGGGTTTAGACGTGAGCATTGGCGACGGCTTGCGTTACGTTCTTCGCCGCAACACGGATGCCGAAACCAAAATCAAGTTTGATACAAGCAACTGCAGGATCAAGAACAACAAGGCAGAATCAAAGCAGGACATGGGCGGCGTCGCTGCCTCTGTTGCCGGCGTACAGAACTCTGCGGACACGGCGCTGATTCCAAACGAGTTATACCGGATCGGCACATGCTGGGCTATTTTAGAAGAAAGACTGCCGCAGCACGACGAGACAATCTTCATTAGCGATTCCGAGAATGAACCGATTGGCAATGGCAATGGCATGGAATACATCTTTACCGTTGTCAAGGCCGGCAGGGTGCAGTTTGGCGGCGAAGGTTTTTTGGAAACGCCGGAGCAGGGCACAACGATTTTCCCCGATGAATACGACCCGGATACTAATTTTGCCAACATGGAAAGCGGCACAGAAGGGCGTTACAAGGTCTGCTCTGCTGCTGCGCAAATCTTCCGTATGGCGATTGCGTCTGTTGGTGCAGTTAGAGAATACAAAATATGCGAGCTTGTAATCAAGTCTCGGGTTGGCGTAACTGTTAGCGGAATGACGGGATTCCGCTCCTGCCCAACTATTCAGGAGATCAACGCAAAGGCAGGCCAAGAGCAGGTTGACGACGACGCCGAAGGCCGGCTTACGGTTTCACGTTTTGACAGCAGCGGCAGCCTTGTCACCACCAAGACGCGCCGATACAGCGCATTCTCGATGCAATACAGCGATGATCGCGGCAGCACATGGACGAGCTTCCCCGAGGTGTTTGCCGTTGCCGGCGTGAGCGGAGAGGATGTTTATAACTATCTGCGAATCAGCTTTGCTTCTTACAAAAGATGGGAAGTCAGGTTTGAGCCTGTTTCGAGCTGGGAGATTCGCCGCGACGGGCTTGATCGCGTGATGGTGCTTGACACCAATAGCAACGCTCAGGTTAGCAAAACATCCGGCGATGTTACTGTTTCAACAACTGGCTACATTATCAACCCGACCGCAGGCAAGCGGCGCAAGATGAAAAATCTTGAGCCCGATATTGATCTCGGGCTGGGATGGTCTGATCCAGAGTACAGCTCAATGATTGACGGCTACGCCAGGTTTGCGGAGGCGTTTCCTTACGATAATCTGCAGTCAACAGTTGGCACGACTCCAGAGCATGAAATCAAACACGTTAATTATTACGGGGATCTTGATTTTGTGCCTTCGTACAACAAACTAGCGCCTGTCGGCGTCAACATTGCAGCCTCGCTGGAGTTTAACAGCCTTGGGCAGTTTAGCGGCTTTTGCAACAATGGCTATGAAATGCCAAGACTGCGAAACGATAATACATTGGGGGCCAGTCATTTATTCCCAGACTGGCTGCGCGAGTTGATGACAAATCCTGACCTGGGCGCTCTTCCGCGAACGCAGACCAGGCAGATTGACGAGGATAGCTTTAGGCAGGCCGCGCAATGGTGCCAAGACCGGGAATACTTTTACGATGCAGTGGAAGATGAACCGCTGAACATTCTTGATTGGGCGACTGAAACCGCGCAGGCGCACTTGCTGAAGCTGGTTAAGCTGGGCGGGGTGTACTACTTGAAAAAAGCTATTGAGTTTGACGATCCGCTGGACATTAAGGGACAGTTTAATAATGGCAATATAGAAGGGGGATCGTTTAAGCTCGACAGCATTGACTATCTGACTAGGCAGCCGTTTGCCGTTCAGGTCAAGTGGCGCGAAGAATCAACTAGCGCTGAAGCGCCACTGTTTGCCCGCGAGCGCGTAGCAACAGTCCGAGAGGTGGGCACTAGCGCAAATGTCCCGATTAGGACACTGGACCTGTCCAAGTGGTGTACTAACTACAGGCAGGCGATTGATGCAGCCTGCTATTTGATTCGCTTTGTCACGCTTATAGACCATCGAATCAGCTTTAGGACTACGCCGGATGTTCTGGCAGCGGAGCTTCGCTCTGGAAACTTTTTTAAGCTAGACATTGACGTTATCAACTACAACAAGGCAGTGCAGGGCTTTATACAGGACGATGGCCGAATCGTCACGACCCGCCCTGACTTGCTGCCGGCTGTGGATGGCGACTATCCCGGCCTTGCGTGGGACATGGAAACCGACCCCGTAGAGCGCGACATTACAATCACCAACGGGCGCGGCGTGCCTCGCAATCACTTTTTTGCCATAGCGCGAGCCGGCACAAGGCAACGCACTTACGAGATCAAGAAGATTAGCATTGACGCTGAGGGCGTGATTACTATTGACGCCTTCCATCACCCAACCAACGCAAGCGGCAAGAGCCTGCTTGGCGTAAAGTGGACAACGTATGCGACCGACGACAACTGGGTGATTGACCTATGAGCATCATCACGGCGCTACCGGGAATAACGCCAACGACCAGGGATTACAGCATGGGGCGCTGGCCTCAGAGCAGGATGAAAATGCGCAACGGGCGCACTGTCCGCTGGGGCCTGTCCAGCCGGCCAACCGGCGACAGGATGCAGCTGGCATGGGAAAATATCACCTACGCACAAGCCGAACAGCTCTGCGAAGTATGGGACGCAAACTACGGCATCTATGGGCAAGTCGAGCCGCCATCAGAGATTCGGGACGGCACAAGCGGAGATTTGAGGGCTTTGCTCAACACGCCCTTCCCTGGGGCAACCTGGCATTTCGTCGGCAACCCGCAAGTTGAAGCTGTGAAGGCTGGCCGCTGTACGGTACGGATGCCGATTGGTGTTCGCGGCTTTGTGAGGTATGACGCATGACTATTACACTGCCGGCCTACACCCCGTCACGGTGGACGCTTAAGCTGCCTGGCTACCCAGTCATCACAAACTCTTGGCGTTCTTCTGCGTTCCCCGAGATACTTGGCAACTGGCCAAGCGATGCTGAGTGGCAGCTGGCGTTTGAGAATGTCACCAGCGATCAGGCATTGGCGTTGCTGCTGCCTTGGCGGGCCACTGGTGGCGGTCAGTGGCCGCTCGATCCATTGCCGGCGGCGCTCGCGGGCGGCGTCAACAATACAGCGTTTGCAAGAAGGTTGACCGGCACGACATGGACTGTCGCGCAAGAGCCGCGAAAAGAGTCTGTCAAAAATGGACGGTTTAACGTAACCTTGGAACTTGTCTATGAGCTAACAATGACCTCAAATTATCGGGGGAATATCTAAAATGGCAGCGCAAGGATCAAGCTGCTAGAGTTCCAGTAGAGCGTCGCGCCCGTCCCATGCCAGTTTCCGGCAAGCGTAAAAGAACGGTTTTGACCGGCCAGGACGGGATGATCACCCTCAGGCCGCCTGGGACGCTGATATGTTTGCGCGACTACAGCGATTTCATGGCTGGTGGCATGATCAACGTGCCAGCAAGCTGTGACTTGCGCATCAATGATCCAGTAGTTTTTACAAAAAAGGGATCTGCGCAGCTTGATGATGCAGTCGAAGACGGCGTTATTTATTACATTGCCGCCCGCCCTACGCCTAGCACAGCGCAAATATCTGATTCCGCAGGAGGTGCTCCCATTACCTTTGCCGGCAATGGCGGGTCGGCAGGCGCTGATACGCCAGGAGATGGGAATTACATTGAAATGGGCTTTGCGCTTGACCAAGCGCTATGCGAGGTGGCATCGGTCACGCTATCAATCAGACGCGGAGAGGTTGATAAAACAGCGATCCCCTGTCAGCCGGCGTCAGGTGCAGGCGGCCCAAAAATGGCGCTCTTCCGCTCATACCAAGCCGGATACGCTGACGGCAAAGGGGTTTTAACTATTCGCCTGACGGAAGACCTGGAGGCATTTAATGTTCGGTTAGTGCAAGGCGTGCTGTTCAGCAATCAAAGCGGAGCAATCTTAAAAGCATACTTCAATGCGGTCGCTGCCACGGGAGCGCTTTATGCAGACGACTCGCAATCGCTTTACAGCGAGCTGCCGATTGTATTGCTTGGCTTTAACACAAGAATATCACCAGAGAACGGCCCTGCTGAGCTGGCGATTGATTTTCGTGTTTCCGGCCAGCCGCTCAACGCATTTGGGTCTGGCGCTCTGACGCCGCCCCCTGCGCCGGTCTTGGCCTTCTGCCCACTGCTAACGGTCGTCGGCACTGGCGCAACGCTGTTCGTGGCCGTCGCCCCATCCCCCGCCGGCCCAGTGATCGAGCTGGGCGCGACGGGCACCCTGGAGGTTGCCGGCACTGGCGCAACGCTGTTCGTGGCCGTCGTGAACCTTGATGGCGGCCCAGTGATCGAGCTGGGCGCGACGGGCACCCTGGAGGTTGCAGCAGCGCTGTAGCCGTGCTAGCGGCATGAGCTAGTATTGGCAAAACTACGTCACGGTCATGGCAGTTACCAAGGAAACCTATACCGCCTTAGCCTCAGCAAGCTGGACAGCATCTGACGCTGCCGACATATTCAAGGATGCGTTTATTGACGCAGGCTACATGACGGACTGGCACGATAGCTTTACGGCAGCTGGGTATCAATTTTGCGTCTTAAAGATTGAGCACGACGCGACCAAAGCCTATGGCTCGTCATTTTATTATTTTGCTTTCTCGACAAGCGAGTGTGGCGTTTCCCTTGCGAGTGGCTGGGGGAGCAATGTTCCAACCGGAACGCAATTTCTTGACTATCACCGACTGCCTTCAGCAATAAGCGGTATCAACGCTAACTGGGGCGCAACAAACCTTGCTATCAGCACCAGCGGCAGCGCCTTTGGCCTGTCCGCGACATCCAACTTGCTTCTTGATCGCTATACATCCGGCGACGACACGAAGCAAAGCTGGTTCGTTTTGCGTCAAGGGACCAATATAAGCCGCCCTTTTACAATTTTACACAAAAATACGGTTCTGCAGCCTTGGCTCGATTTGAGCAAGGGAGTAATAAGCGGCGTTAGCACTGTTGACGCAAGAGTGTTTAACAGAGCTGGAGTGCTGGCATTCAGGCAGCAGGAAAATATCCGTAGGGCTCTTTTGTTTGGGCAGGCTTTGCGTGGAGACACTGAAATCACTTTTGCCAGCGGTCGCTTTCACGGCATAGAATACAGCTCTTTCGTTTATCAAGGACTGGGCAGCCAAAGCAACTCAACTGGAAATAACTATGGCAACGCCATTAGCAACCCCTATGGCGGCAGCATGACTCTCCCCGTTGGCAAAAACTCTGCCAACCCTGCATTTACGACCGACTACGTTCCCATCTGCACTGACCTGCCGTGGTCGCCGTGGACGCCAACACGCCTTGCCGATGATTTCGCGGTCTACATGCACTACGCCAACAATGCAATCGCTTATGGCAACAGGTTCATCGTGCAGGCTGGTACCAACGAATGGGAGATACTGGCTTTTGCCAATAACACCGTCGTTAATGACGGCGCTTCTGCCACATTCCTTGCAAGGGTTGTTTGATCATGGCAGTCATTGTAGGAGCTAACGGCGCAGCGAAACTGAATCTAGGCGGCGGCCTTAAATACGTCGCCAATATGTTTTCGTGGAAGGCCCAGCTTAGGCGTGAAATGTTGCGCCAGACAACGCAAGCCGATAACTACGAAAAGCGCACAGCTGGTTTGGGCGACTGGACTGGCTCTTTTTCATTCAGGTTGCAATTTTCTGATGATACCAGCGTTGCTCAAAGTGCATGGCAGCTGCTTAATTTTGCCTTTAGCAATACTGACGATACGCTGAAAGCCGGCATTGAGCTAATTTTGCAATCGGAGAAACTGCCGCCCGACTTCGACATTTTTAAGACAACAGTTTCCGGCGTTATCAAATTGACGGGTACCGTTGTCATTGGCGACATAAGCATGGACTGCGCAGATCCCGAGCAAGCCATCGTTGCCGTGGCAAGTTGGGAAGCGGACGGAGCGCTTACCCTTGCCCGCAGCTGATTCTGGCCCCGCCCCCCGTGCCGCACTATGATGCTTCTGACCCTGCCGGCCCCACCAGTGCGCCAAGAGGAACGAATCGGCAAGCTGGAGCGCGACCTGGCCAAGCTGGAGGGCATCGTCGAGCAGCTCGTTGCCGGCATGGATGCCGAGCACCGGGCGATGAAGGAAAGCAGGAAGGAGGATCGAGAAGCGCTGAAGGGGCTGGGAGAAAAGATGGAGCGCTCAGTAGCCGAGCTTGCGACTGAAATGAAGAAGCTGGCAGAGCGCAACGCTGCCATTGACAGCAGCGTACTTGCCAAGCAATCGCAAGCCCTGGGCGCTATTGCTGTAACACGCTGGATCATCGGTACTGCCATCGCTGCCGGCATTCTTGTGTTGACATTCCAAGCCGGCGAGCATCGCAGAGAGCCAGAAGAGAAGACTCAGTTTATCGTGAGGCTTGATCAATGACGCAACAAACAACGACAATTACTGACAGGCCAAATGCCACATTGCCGCTGACCGGCAATGAGCGGCTGGTGATGGATGAAGTGGGCGAAGGGGCGCGAACGGTTGATGCCCCTGCCTCTGCTGTTGCTGCTCTCGCCACAAAGCAAACTGTAGGGCTTGGGAGTGTAGACAATACTTCAGACGCCAATAAGCCTGTGTCTACTGCACAGGCAGCGGCGATTGCGGACGCGGTGTCAGCCCACGTAGCCGCTGCAGACCCCCACCCCGGCTACCTGACTCAGGCCGAGGGAAACGCCGCCTACGAAGCCGCTGGGGCTGTCGCTGCCCACGTTGCCGCAGCCGACCCGCACACGCAATATGTGCAGCCTGGAGACAGCCCCTCATTCACCGGCCTGACGATCACCGGCACGGCGCCGGTCGTCATCCCGCACATCCATGGCAGCATCGCCGGGAACCTTTACGTTCACGTCAGGAACACCAGCGGCGGTGAGCTAACAGCAGGCACAGCGGTCTATGCGACCGGCAGCGTGGGCGACACCGATCGAATCAGGGTGGCGGCCTGCGACCCGACCGATCCGCTCAAAATGCCGGCGATCGGCGTGCTGGAGACGACCCTTGCCA